ACATAAAATTGCTGATGAAATACTCCGGACCAGTAACTGGATCAAGGCAAGCCCTGAGTTCGTCTATCTGCTCTTTAGAATACGATACCTTTGTATAGGCACGCTTTACAAGTTTATCGTCTTGATAAATTGCCATAATTAATAACGAGAATCGTATCTCTCTGGTTCATCAAATTCTTGTTCAGGTGGTTCTAGATTTTCAGCAGCCTTATCAAATGATGAACCTAGTGCCTTAACATATATTTCTGGATTTAGTAATTGCTTCAGAACCATTGTATCAAAATGTTGATAGAATTCCTGCAATTCCATTGCTTCGTTGTTGACATAATATTCAGCACCATCAGTAAATTGAACATTTGTTACTGATATATCGCCGGCTTCGGCATATTCGTAAGAAGTGTATGTAGGATTATCTGTTTTGTAATTCCAGCCTGTAGGAGATTCATCAGATTCCCATCCAAGTCCGGCTTCGGCCTTAACATCCACCGAATATCCAATTTCGGCAGGCTTACCATTTTTGCTCATAGCGGTTGCAGATAGGCTAATTGAACCATCAAAAGTAATGGAATCGCCGTCTGCAAATGGATTTTCGTGGAGTTCGGTAACTTTTATATCAGCTACCTGGGCACTTTCAGTTAACTTTTTTTTTTGAGTTGCTTGTGCAGATTCCTTAAGGAAGTTTCTATATCCGTAGACAAGTTCTTTGTGTACTTCTGCAACCTGCATTTTCTTCTGTTCGGGATTGTCACCCTGACGTGCGCCGGATGGGCCAACTGTTCTTACGACAGGACTATCGGCACCATTCGGGAAGAAATCGTTGCCAGACGCAAAATTAACATCATCGTAGCCGTTGTTTATATCTTCTTCCATAGAATTACCAAACTTCTTTCCATAACGGCTGCCCTGTACTGCGTTTCCTTCACCAGCAAGAATCATGTTATACATAAGCGATGTAACATCCATTGCGCTTCTTGCCCTGTTAATCTGATTAGCAAGATATGATTTCTTGTTATCGCTTGTAGTAGATGCTGCAATGATTTCATGTGCTCGAGCCTTTGCCGCATCAACCGGCATAGTTGCTAGAGACTTTACTTCTTCTGGATTGATATCAGAACTTCTTGCCTCGTCGACTTCATCTGCATAACCGTAGTCTTCATCACTGCCATGACCTGCGCTTGCAAGAGCTTCTGCATCATCAGAGAAATCGTCCGGACCATTCATCATATCAAATGCGCTATCATCTGGAAAGAAATCACTCTCCAGACGTTGCATAATGGCATCATGTTCCTCGCCTTCAATTCCTTGTTCTGCCATTTCTCTAGAGAGCACATCAAATGCTTCTTGTGGCTCAACAAACGAATTCATGAGATCGCTAAATCTCGAATACTGCTGATCATAAATTAAATCTGACACACTTTCCTCCATAGCACATGCCACATCGGCTGTCGCTGGATTTGTCTGTTGGCACGAATCTACTGCCGGGACACTTTCTTCCATTGAGCAACCTTCTTCGGCCTTACCGTGCTTCTTATTGTATATAGACCAAGCTGTAGCAAATGCCTTGCTGTGATCGTTGGGATATTCTTTCTTAAGTTTCATGACAACATCTTCCATTCCGGGAGGTGCACTTTCGGTCGTCGGTTGTTGAGCAGCGTCAAATTCAGCATCAGATGCATTTCTTCCTACTGTGCCGGCAGTTTGCATATCTGCCTCGGTACCACCTGCGCCGCTCGGTTGTTGCCCAACTCCAGGAACAGCCATTACGCCCTCCATAAGGCTAATCATTTGTCTCATACTTTTCATAGCATACCTACCTTTAACAAGTTAGGCTTCTTAACGCGACCGAAGAGCCCTACGTCGTCTTTCTTTAAATTCTTTGGATCATTGAAACTGTCATATCCTTTAGGAAGTGTTGAGTGATCGGTTGTCTCTTTTGGACTTAGTGGATTTTCAACAGTTGTTACCACTCTCTCCTTACTAACCTTTGCAAGTTCTTTAAGGAAGTCTGTATTGTATTTCTCACCATAAGCAGGAACTTCAGTAGCTTCATGATCACTACCAAGCCGCGTCTTATACTTCTTCTTAAATTCTTCTGAATTTCTGTCGAGATATAAATCTGTTTCAATTTGACGAGGATCATTATCCGAATATACGGCTAACTGTGATGGAGAAATACCCAAATTATTGCAGATATAAATTCTTAGAAAATCTAACGAACCCGGATATCCTAATGTTAAATCGCAAATGAATACTGGTGTATTCTTTACGTTAGGAAAATCTAACGGACTTTCTTGAATTGGGGTTTTTCTAAATGCCGATGCAGCCTTTAAGTCATACTTCTTTAGACATGCTTCTAACATGTCAATTGTGCCGTCGGGCATTTCATGCACAGCAAACTTCAGAACATAGTTATAGTCTGTTTTAGTTTCTGCTACATAAGATATAAAAGATTTCTTTTCTGCCATATAGTGACTCCAGTGTTACGACTATTTATCAGAGTTTTCTGATTTAGCGGACACTATATATTTCAGCAGTTCATTTCTGTCAAATTCGCCACCGTTGGCGTGCCTTCTTTCACCATTACCTTGGTCTAAATCAACTTGTTCGGCTCTAACCTTCTTTAGTTGCAAGTCAATCATCTTAAGCTTTCTTTCGGCTTTTGCATTCTTTGCTTCAAGGGCAGTCTTGAGCATCTGTCCTGCAACTTCATAAATCTTACCTGCATGCAGATCTGGAACATTGCCACCAAGCACAATTAGATCTTCGAACGTCTTAACTGCTTTTGCGGCAATTGAGTCCATTTCACTATCATGCATATCCAACCCCACCACTGTAGGGAGTGCAAAATCGACTTTCTCTGCTGTAGTGAGTGATGAATAAATTTCTCTAGCTTCAACCATTAGCTCTTCTCTAGTTTTCGATGGCAACTCTTCTTCTACCACCGGTTCATCACTAGTGGGTAGATTAAAAAATTCTTCCATTTTCTTCGTCATTAAGCCTTCCCTTTCGGATTATTGAATATATTTCCCTCATTCATAACCCTAAATGTCATGCCATGATTTCTAGCAAACGCTTGTGCCGCTGCCCATTTAAAGGTATTCAATGCGACCGCTGCCTTAGCCTTTTGAGACTTTGCTTGTTCTAAGAACGTCTCCTTGGCTGGCTTTACCTCAATAATCTCTGCTCTCTGATTACCTTTAGCGTCAACATAAGTTACCACAAAATCAGGCACATACACGGTATATTTACCGGTAAAGGGATTCTGATACGGAATTTTAAGGGATTCGCTTGCCCAGCTCATAATGTTTGGATTTACATCAAACATTTGCATTACTTTGAATTCCCAGGACGATCGGAATATTATAGGATAGGTTCCTACATACTTGCTAGGATTTACAGGTTTATATTGTCCTTGAACATAGGAGCGCATTTAAGACCTTATTTGACGTGCCTGCAAACTGTATCTATTGTCAACGGTTGTAACAACACCTACTTGGTTTCCTGGATCCCTAAGAATATTAAAGGATCTATAACCATCGGCAGAAAAAACTAGCTTACCCGCTACTTCCGATTGTTCCAGCAAGGTTTGGGTGGAAATGCCTAAAACACTAGCCATATCAATTGTCAATGCAGACATTGCGTCTGCATATAAACTACTTGCTCCACGAGATAGAAAATAACATATTGTCGTATTATAGGTAGTCGATGAATAGTTACCAACTACGCCGCCGCCTAGCGCAGCCTGTGAGACAGAACCGGCGCTAGGAAATGTAGTAGGACCGGTTGCATATTTAAATGTATTGGTAGGATTACCATTTACAGATCTAACAGTCTTCTGCGTACCAAAATAGGTAAGCATCTGCGAGCTTGAACGACCGATAGATGGAATATTTGAATTAGCCACCCGGATTACCCCCGATTCTATTCATATCTCTATATGCAGTCGAAAGTCTCTTAGCTGTCGAATTAAATGGTTGTGTTATTATATTAACGGCAGATGTCGGATTGTAAGGAGTCGGCGATATCTTTGCTAGCCCGTCTAATGCACTGGCACTAACTCTTCTAACAACCTTATCGGAAAGAAAAGATCCAGTGACTCCACCCAAAGAAGATTGCACATTCTTGCCGATTCTTTGTAGAATAGGATTATCGGATTGCAATAACGGATTATTAGATTCGACAAAGTCCATTAGCGTTGTGTTGAATGCTAGTGAAGGTAATTCTAGAAATTCTCCATGTATAAAAGGTTCAATAGATGAATTATTATTTTCTTCACCGCCCGCGTTCTTGCTCTGATTAGTTAATTGCATATTTTGTATTGTATAGTATGCATATTCGTATTCAAAAGTAAAAGTTAATTCGAGGGTTTTTTGACTTTCAGAATAATTTAAGACATCGTGTGTAAATGCTGCAATTCTAGGATTTACTAGAGTTACTTGATTGAATCGCCCGCCGTGGACTTGATAAATGTTTATAGTCTGAATTAAATTTCTGATGTTCTGTACTGTTGGCAAATTAAAACCAAATTTATGATTATCAATGGTATCTGAAATTATATTCTGCATTGCAGACTTGACGCCTAATGTATTTGTAGGTGAATTTACGCCAGTCGGTGCATTACTTTGAAATAGATTCTTTACGCTAGTAGGTAAGCTAGCAATATTCGGATTTATTGATGGTGTTATGTTCTTAATTAAACTTTCAACAGAATACGTCTTATTCTTCTGTTGTGTTTCTTTGGCCTCGTTCATACCGGGTTCACTGCCGTCAGCAAAATAATACCTATAATACATTTCCCAGAATTTCAGAGTCTTACCATCTGCTACATCGTGAAATACAACCTTTACTGGTTCAAATGCAATTTTACTTTGACTAAGCCTCTTTCTATTATACTGATTTAATGCATCAGTTTGAATCTTCATCGATGGCATTTCGATAGTCTTAACCAATGGTGCAATCTGCGACCAGGTGGGATTATTGAAGTATTGAGAAATATACTGGCCGGCAGTTCCTACGTTGTTAAGGTTTATGTTAATATAATACTCGAATGGAAATCTTGGGTGATTTCTGTAGAGTGCCTGACCATCAAGATTAAAGGTATGCGTGGCATGGCGCGAGCTCTTCTCATAGAAGAACCCGAGCCCTGTCAGTGATGTGAGTAAACTCGAGAAGCTAGGCACTAAGCCACCTCCAAAAATCCGCTATTAAGCGAATGTAGTACCGCCAGTTGGGCTGGCAATATCTGGATATGGATTTCCGCCGATTGTTGTTCCGTCGTTTGTATTTGGTCCCGAAACGTTTGTTGCATTATCAAACCGAATCGATAAAGTCACTTCTTGTGGTTCACCCGCAGAATAATCGCCTTCACCGTATGTTGCTGATGCAATGAAA